CACTTGGAGGGCTTCGGACGTAGCTTTTTTACTTTGGGGTTCTAATCCGTGGACTAATCCAGAACAAGCAGGCGAATGGGCAGACCGTAAAGTAGCACAACTTGTTAGTGAGGGTGCTTTAGAACCACGAAAGAATTACAAAGGAAAAAATACAAAGCCAAAGGCAAGACCAAAGAAAAGTAAGGGGTACAGGTTGGATAAACAATTTGATAGCGTTGTTGCTATATCACAAACAATAGACATACAAAAACGTAACACTATTCTTAAAGAAATGGAAAAACAAACAGAAAATAGAAGTTTTACTTTTTCAGCAGTTGAAGAACGCAATGATAACGACACAGATACATTATTGTTTACAGGTTATGCGTCAGTATTCAACAAGCCGTATGGGGTAAGAGATCACAAAGGTGTATATGATGAAACTATACAACCCGGTGCTTTTAAGAAAACCTTACAAGAACAAGACGACGTAAGATTTTTAGTAAATCACGACGGCATACCATTAGCTAGAACATCAAGTGGTACATTAGAATTAGAAGAAGATCAATACGGCTTATTTGTTAGAGCTGAATTAGATCCAACAAACCCAACAGTCGCAGAAGTAGCTAGTGCAATGAAGCGTGGCGACTTAAATGAAATGTCATTTGCGTTTGCAGCAATGCGTGATGAATTTAACCAACAGGGCGACCAAAGAACTGTATCGGAAGCAAGATTGTTTGACGTGTCAGTTGTAACATACCCGGCTAATCCGTGGGCAGGTGCAAAACTACGTGGCGTAGATATAGAAAACCTACATAAAGAATTGGTAGAAGCTAGAAATGGCGACCAAGCAACAGAGGTATTAGAAAGTTTTATTAGCGAAGTAACTACACAAGTTGATACGGAAACTGATAAAAAGCGAAGCAATCCGAAAGTAGAGTTGTTAAAAATGCAACTTGAAAGGGACGGTATTCGCAAACAGTCGTAACGCCGTGTTATAAGCCGTGTATCACACTTAACTACACACCTTACGCAGAAGTATAAGAATACAATTACTAAGGATATTATGAAAAAATTAATTGAAGCTAGAGATAGTAAAGTTGCAGAACTTGATACTTTAGTTGAAGAACTTGATACTTTAGAAGATAGTGCAGAGGGATTTGGCGATAAATTTGACAGATCAAAAGCACTTCACACAGAAGTAAAAGATCTTAACGAAAAGATTGAAGAAGCAAGAGAAGCAACCGAAACTTTAAAAGCAGTTAAAGAAAGCAGAAATAACTTAGGTGTAGAAGATGAAGATTTAGGCGATAAAGAAGCCATAGTTGAAGTCAATGAACCAGACCTTTATAGAAAAGGTGGCGATCATAACTTTATTAGGGACGCTTATTCATCACGTAAGGGCGATTATCAAGCACAAGAACGTTTAAATTCACACCAAGAGTTTGAAGCTAGAGATGTTGGAACAGGTGCATTTACTGGACTTGTTGTACCACAATATTTGTTAGATATGTATGCACCATTAGCTAGAGCAGGATCAGCATTTTATAACGCTGCTTCCAAAGAGCAGTTACCAGAATTTGGAAACCAAATACAGGTTTCAAGAATTACAACTGGTTCAAGTACTGCACCACAAGCTACTGAAAATGCAGCTGTATCAGAAACAGATATGGACGACACTCTATTAACTGTAAACGTAAACACAATTGCAGGTCAGCAAGACGTGTCAAGACAAGCACTTGAAAGGGGTGGTGGATCAGGATTTTCACTAGAAAATGTTATCTTCCAAGACCTACTTTCTTCCTACTACACGACTTTAGATAGTCAAATGTGGACAGGAACAGGTGCAAACGGTCAGCATACTGGAATGATCCAAGTCGGTGGAATAGGTGCAATAACCTATACGGACGCAAGTCCTACCGTTGGGGAAGCATTCCCTAAATTAGCTAACGCCATACAAACTGTTAACTCAAACAGATTTGCACCGGCAACAGCTATCTTTATGCACCCAAGACGTTGGGGCTTCTTCACAGCAGGTGTAGACGGCAACAACAGACCATTAGTACTACCTAACAGTAGTAACCCGGACAACGCCGTAGGTGTTGGCGAAGCAGCAGCATACGGAAACGTTGTTGGTACTTTAATGGGACTTCCAGTTATCACAGACGCTAACGTTCAAACAAACGGTGGTGCAGGTAATAACGAGGATCTAGTTTGGGCTATTAAAATGGACGACCTCAAGATATTTGAGGACGGAGTTATGCAACTCAAATTTGAGGAAACAAACGCAGGAAACCTTACAACCAAAATGGTTGTTTATGGATATTCAGCATTTGCTTCCGGACGTTACCCAGCAGGTGCAGCTTATGTATCTGGTACAGGTTTCGTTCCACCTACTTTTTAATTAAAAGCTAGGATAATAATCGGTTTTGTGTGTCGGGCAACCGACACACCGAACCACAAAGAAAGAACATTATGAGCAAAGATATAATAGAAGCATTAAAACAAGAATTAAAACATTACGAAATATACGGAAAGGCAAAACGTGCTGAAGAAGTTAAAAAAGCTATCAAAGATTTGGGTGGCAAAGTTGAAACAGCTAGTAAAAAACCTAAAACCGAAAAAAAAGTAGAAACTAAGAAGTAAGTAGGTACACACAATGGCAATTGTCAATGGGTACTGTACTCTTAGTGGTTTAAAGTCGTTCGTCGGTATAGGCGACGCTAATGATGATACTTTATTAGAAGATAGTGTTGAAGCTGCAAGTCGTCAAATAGACGCTTTTTGTGGTCGTGTATTTTATGCAGACGCAGATGTTTCAGCACGTAAATATTATACAAACGATCCATATAGACTTCGTGTAGATGATTTTTCAACTGCTACCGGGTTGATTGTAAAATATGATGATAATGATGACGGTACGTATGAAACAACCGTTGCAGCAACAGATTTTCAATTACTACCTTTAAACAGCGTTGCAGGTGGTATATTAACAACACCTTATTACATTATTGAACTAATTTCATCAAGTGTACACGAATGGCCACTTGATCTATCAAGCAACAGGGCAACAGCAGAAATAACAGCTAAATGGGGTTGGTCAGCTGTACCAGAGCCAATTAGACAAGCAACACTTATGTTATCGTCAGAACTATTTGCAATGAGAAATGCACCGTTAGGTGTAGCAGGTGTTGGCGACTTTGGTGTAGTTAACATACAACAAAACCGTGAGATCACTAGATTATTAGCACCATTTCGTAAAGGTACAATACTAGGTGTAGCGTAATGGCTACATTGAGCGAAATAACAGACGCTATAAAAACAACCTTAAACAACAATATTACAGGTTTAAGAGTACACGACACCGTCCCAGACTTAGGTTTAAACTTCCCGGCAGCATTTATAGTGCCAACAGATATAGATTTTGATACATCAATGCAACGTGGTACAGATCTTTACACGTTTGATATTTTAGTAGCTTGTCAACGAACAGATAGTAGAAGTGGACAAGATAAGTTAGCAACCTTTATTACAGGACAAGGTGGCACAAGCATAAGACAAGCTATATTTAATAATAGTACACTTGGTTTAGCAGATACGACTTCAAGATGTGTAGGCGTATCAAACATAAGTGCAGACGTTAATGTTAACGGCATTGACGCAATAGGTGCTAATGTACAGTTACAAGTTTATACGAAAGGAACAAGTTAAATGGCTAAATATGAAATCATAGGCAACAAAAAAGTAATGGAAAAAGTAAAAGGCGATATTATTACTGTTGATGACGAACAAGTTGCTAAGTCATTAATAAAAGGTGGGCATATAAAACCTACTAAAATAACTAAGTCTAAGAAAAAAAGAGCAAGAACAGAAAACGGAAAATTTATAGCTGATGACAAAAGTACACCAGATGTTAATGAAGCGTGGGTAGAGGATAAAGAATAAATGGCTAAATTTGTATTTAACGACGGTAAAGCGTTTATTGGTGGTTACGATTTAAGTTCACACACAACAGCAATGAACCTAGAAGTAACAGCAGATGAACTTGACGCAACAACAATTAATAGTGGTGGTTTTAAGTCAAAATTAGGTGGTACTAAAGATAGTACATTTTCATTAGACGGCTTTTATGAAGCAGGTGCAAACAAACCAGACGCATTACTTGGTACAAGCATTGGTAACGAATTAATTGTTACAGCAGTACCAGACGCAGGTATAGGCAATACAGCTTACTTTATGAAATCTAGTTTATTTAGTTATTCAATGTTTGGTACAGTTGGCGAGATCACACCATTTACAATAAACAAATCAATATCATCAGATGTTGTAGTAAGAGGCACAATCGCATTAGATACAGCTTTAACAGCAACAGGAAATAGTGCAGCTTACCAAGTTGGTGCAGTTGCTTCCGGGGAAAAATGTTATGCTGCTGTACATTGTTATAGCGTTAGTGGTACATCAACACCAACAGTTACTTTTAAATTACAATCAGATGACAATTCAGATTTCACAAGTGCAACAGATCGTGCAACATTTACAGCTTTAACAGCAATAGGTTCAGAAATTAAATCAGTTGCAGGTGCAGTAACCGACCAATATTGGCGACTAAATTATACAATAACTGGNACTAATCCTAGTTTTGGTATTCACGCAACTATCGGCATAGAATAACACACACAACAACACTTCTTTATTAACTTATACAATTAAGTTTGAAAGGAGTTACATTGGCAACATTTGTATTAAATAACGCTAGTGTTACATTAAACAGCGTGGACTTATCAGATCACGTACAAAGCGTAACATTAGACATTACAGCAGACGAAGTAGTTACAACTGCAATGGGCGATACATTCGTTTCAAGAACAGGGGGACTTAAAGACGGTTCACTTGCTATTGAATTTCAACAGGATTTCGCTTCATCAGAAGTTGACGCTACATTGTTCCCATTGTTAGGTTCTACAACTGCATTTATTGTAAAAGCAGACGCAGGATCAACAAGTTCAACTAACCCGGCTTATTCGGGATCTGTACTTGTTAATTCACACGCACCAGTAGCTAACGGTGTAGGGGAATTAGCAACTATGTCTGTTACATTCCCAACAAGTGGTACAATTACTAGAGCGACAAGCTAGTAAAAGGAGTACACACTATGAACGGTGGTTACGAAATAGAGTACCAAGACGGGAAAAAAATAGAAGCTGATATTAGACCAATAGATTTAGTTCAGTTTGAAAGACAATTTGATGTAGGATTTAGTGCCTTAGCTGATCCCAAAGAAGCAAAGTATGAACACGCTGCTTATTTGGCTTGGCTAGGTGCTAAACGAAAAGGGGAAACTAAAGACTTTGACGGATTTTTAGCCGAGGTTAAAACCATAAAGGAATTTTCTAGTGATACCCCAAAAGTTCAATCCTAACTTCTATTGCGCAACTAAGTCTAGCAACCGGGATTAGTCCCAATGAGTTGCTTAATAGCGATATTGGAATAATAAACGCATTAGTAGTTGAAATAGAAAATAGGAATTAATGGCGATAGCAAAAGCAAGGACAATAGGCGTAACAGGTGCATTAGGTGTATCTGGTCTAAATGACTTACTAAGACAATTTAAAACACTAGATAAAGAGATAAATAAAACTATCCGACGTGTAAATATTGAAATTGCAAAAGAAGTAAGTAATGACGCTATAAAATTAGGTAAGCGTCAAACCGTAGGTGGTCGTCCAGTACATAGGCGAGATCGTGCAGTACGTGGCATTAAAGCACGTGCAAGACAAAACCAAGCGTCTATTGAACTACAAGGCCATAAAAACGACGCAGTTCTTTCTTTAGAACTTGGTCGTATATTTCAACCAGTCCCAGTAAATAGAAAAAATGGCGATAAATTTAGATATTATAGACAAAAAGACTTAGGTAGATTACCTAATTCAAGACCGGGTGCAGGTAGATTATATAGAACATTTGTAGGGGATCAAGCATTTAGAACTGGTTTTGGTGGTTATGTTGTTGGTAAAACAATTAAAAACGCNTTACCAAAAATAGCTGATGAATATTTAGATCGTGTATTTAAAGCAATAGAAGATCAAATGGAAATGAATAAAGTTGTAAATATACCAATTAGATTTGCAACAGACAATACAAGAGTTTTAGGCAAGATAACAAGGGCAGCATAATATGGGGGAAAAAAGATTAAGGTACGCGTTTATTGGGGACGCAAAAAGTTTAATAAGTGCAACACGTAAATCAGATACAGCTTTAGGTAAATTTAGTAGAGGTATAGGCAAAGTAGGGGTAGCAGCTGCACAAAGTTTTGCCGTAGTTGGCACAGCAGCTATTGCAATGGGTGCAAAAGCACTAACAGTAGCGTCAGACGCAGAAGAAGCAGGTGCAGCATTTGAAACTACATTTGGTCAAGCAGCACAAGATACAGGTAAGTTTGTAGAAGAATTTGCTAATAAAGCAGGTTTAGCGTCGTTTGAATTAAAACAATTATTAGCAACTTCTGGTGCAGTTTTACAAGGTATTAACTTTACAGCAGAGGGATCAGCAAACTTATCAACAAAATTAGCAACACTTGCCGGGGACGTAGCTTCATTTAGTAACGTTCAAGGTGGTGCAAAACCAGTATTAGAAGCATTTACTAAGGCACTATTAGGCGAACGTGAAAGTTTGAAAACATACGGTATTGCGATACTTGAAGCTGATGTAAAGACAAAAGCATTTGCAATGACTGGTAAAACATCAGCAGCAGAACTAACAAAACAAGAAAAAGCATTAGCAACTTACGAATTATTATTAGAAAAAACAACAGTTCAGCAAGGCGATCTAAATAGAACGCAAGACGGTTTCGCTAACGCAAGTAGGCGTGTACAAGCAGAATTAAAAGAATTACAAGTACAAATGGGTAATGAGTTGTTGCCAATAGCAACGGAACTTATGCCAGTATTTAGCGAATTAATTACTTCACTTGGTACTGGACTTACCCCGGTAATGAAAGAAATAGCACCAGTTATACAAAGAATTGTTGACATATTTAACATACTTGCACCAGTTCTTTTACCGTTATTAGAAAAAGGATTTGCAATACTAGCAAAGTCATTAGATTTAATTGTTATAGGTGCAGAGGGTGCAGTTAGTGTATATGAAGCATTAACAGACGAAACAGGCGAACTAAATAGTTTTACACACGATTATATAAATTCTAATAATGAATTAACTAAAGGTTTAGAGAATACAAGTTTTAGTGCAGGAATGTTAACGGCAAAAGAACGAGCATTAGAAATACAAATGGCTAGATCAATAGCAATGGACGCTTTTTACTTA